TTAATGGATTCTATTAACGATATATTGATTTGCTCCCGATATATGAGTCTAGTAGATAGAGTGGTCAGGGAGACTTGGCCACTTGTTAAAAAGAATTTTGGGAAGAATAACGATAGTTTATGTAAACGGCTATCACTTTGAATTGACCCAAAATAACTATGGGGTGGTTTTTATTTCTCTCTCTTTAACCACCCCTAGTTTATAGTTACATCATAATATTTTAAATTTGTTTTGGAATTTACTTTTGTGTAAGTGTATTCGTAATTAATTAAATCAATATCACTTCGTTTTTCAAGTTCTGAAATCATTTCATTTACTTTAGTAAAATGAGGATATGTGTCAATAAAACGAAAATTAACATAATTTCCTGAATCAGAATTATGAATTTCAACTTGAATTTCTAAACTACATATAACAGCATCAACTTTTAATTTGTCCATTAGGACACTATACTATTTCTTACGCATGATGTCTGCACCTTTAAGACCATAGATCGCAGAAACTACTCCAATAAAAATAGCTTGATACCAATAAGGTAAATCTTTAAAATACTGAAAAAATAAATCTAATTTATTACGTATGTCAGGGTCGTCAGAGAAAACAGAATAACCCAATAACAAAATAGGCAAAGATACAAGAACAAGGACAAATTCGTCTTTCCAACCATTGTCATTACTTTCAATAACTTTTGCTTTATATTCAATTTCGCCTTTCGCCATTTGCTCTGCATGACGCATCTGAGCATCTGACAATAATTGTTTTGTTCGTTGTTTATTTTGGTATAGCTTAGCCCCTGTCTTTACACCTAAACTTAATAAGTTCAACCACATTTTAATTCCTTTGCTAATTCACAATAATGAATTATTTTATCATATCTTTCTTTAGGATTCTCGCCTTTTTTATTCCTAACTGCATATTTAACTATATTGCCATCTATGAAGTCTAAATTATGCGATACAATGAGTTCTATTGGCTGTATTTTGCCTTTGTAATGGTTGCCACCTATTTGCTTATCAGTAGCACTCTCTGTGGCTCTCTGTGGCTTTAACTTAGACAATTTTACCTATCCAATCCCCTTTTTTATCTAAAACCATAGGAAGTAGTCTTGGAATACCATCTATTATAATTCCACAGCCTATAATGAATCTAGTTCTAAAGTTTTTAGCATAATCAAATGCCATAGATTTTTGATTAATTAAACAACCAACATTCATAGCCCAAAAAATATTATCAGGATTAGCCCAATATGAAATTGTAAATTTTGTATGATAATGCCCCTGAACTGTATTCATAGAATATGCTTGAGAAGTCTTGATTACATCAGCCGATTTTCCGTGAGTGAAATAACATCTTTGACCATTACTCATTGTTAAAGTTATATCTTCTACCCATTTCCATTTTTTAGTACCTAAGAAATCTCCATAATCCCTCATAAATTCTCTTGATAATCCATACTTAAATGCTCGTCTATAAACTAAACTAGAATGGTTTGAATCTACTTCAGTAACTATAGGAAATATACTTTCTAATTCTTTAATATATTCTCTTGTTATTCTAAGTTCATCTCCAGCATTAGGAAGATCAGGAGAACTTTGGTGCATACTGATATTATGAAAATCGATGGAGTCTCCGATATTAATTATCGTATCAGGTTTAAATTGTTTTTTAATTTCTTTTAAAAATTTGAATGAATCTTTATGATGATATGGAATGTGCATATCAGAGATAACTAAAATTCGTTTATTAGACATACAAGTTGTTGTTGTATATTATTTTGATAAAAAGTAAAGCACTTGGGCAATAAACAATAAAGCTACAGCACCAACTCCATACATAATTAAATTTGTTAGGCTATCAAACTTGTTATCTAATTTTTCATTTATCTTCTCTATGTCCTCGTGCATATGAGCAAGATGATTATTTTTAATTGTTGAAATATCTTTTTTTAATCCTGTAACATGACCATACAACGATACGATATGTTCGCCTGTTGTCTTTGGTCTTTTAGTCATTAGCTTTGAACAACTTTCTCTAGGATTAATTCAAATCCAGCACTAACTGATGATGTTGCACTAGCTTTAGCAATTAATTCTAAATCTGTTTTTTCTGTAAATTTTACAGGAACAGCATAATTTTTTTCTACAAATCCACCTCTTGTAGTTATAAATGCTTTTGTATTCCAAACATTACCATTGTCTATTTCTTTTGAAATAAATCTAATTTCATTTTCTAAATCTTTAGAACTACCTAAATCTATTTGCATTAAGTAACCGTTAAAGTAACGAGGTATGGTATAAACACACATCAAAGTTTGGCCATAACCAGCACGAATTTGAGCAACAGTTGTAGATGAAACTGTTATTGTAATTGTTCCAACATTAGAAGTTCCTGTATTTGCAGTTTTCATTTCTGCTCTAAATACTCTAATAAAAGATACAGAACCAGCACTACCACCAATAGTCAAAGTTTCTTCTGCTAAATCATAATTAGAATCTAAGCCAAATATTTTAACTGTTCCTGTATTGTCATCTGAATCTGAAGAAGTTGCTGTTGCTGTACCAGAAGAAGATGGATAAGTGTATGTGTTATTCCCATCCCATACTGTTTCAAATGCACCACTTCCCACAGAAGTGTTTAATCCAAATTTATGTACACCAGAGAAATTACCAACATTACCTCTTTGTATAGATAAACCTATTGGTGCAAATGTATTGTCAAATAAACTCATTTCTTTTTCTTTTTAGGCTTATATTTTTTGATAGCTTGAGAGATAAAAATGTTTTTATACAAAGAAACCTTTTTACCAAACTTCTTATCAGCTTTTCTTTTAGCTGATTTATAAGCCTTAGACTTTTTGTTAAAAGATTTTGGTTTGCCTAATCTTTTTGGTCTAGCTTTAGCATATATAGGTTTCTTTGTAGCCATTATTTTTTCTTCTTTTTAGATTTTTTCTTTTTTTTCTTCATTGGTGGACGACCTCTAGTCTTCCCATAAGTTCCAGTTCCCATTGGTGCCATAATATTCTCCTATTAGTTAGTTAGTTTTCCACCTGACCATTTTGCTTCAGGTAATCCATTAGTATATGATTTTCCATCAAATGTTAATACTTGTTTTCTATTAGAGCCATCTTTATATGAAACATGAATCCACCCACTATTAGCTTCGCCTGTATAATATTCTAAGATCAGCTGGTCAAAGTCACAATGGTTTTCAATCCACAAAGCTACCTCAAGATTAGACACTCCAGCTATTTCAAAATCTGTTGCGTTGCCTGTGGTGTGTTGTGATGTTTTTTTACTGCCTATTGCTTCGCATAATTCTTCTGATCTATAACCAGATGTAATAGTTACAGGCTTATCAAATTTAATTCTTACAGGCTCTAATACTTCATAACAAAGATCGCCTAAGTTTTTAATCTCTCCAGCACCAGCTTTATTTTTAATACCTTTTCTTGTAGCAGTTTGTGATTTCTCAAATTCTTCTAAAGTAAAATGTTTAGATAATTGCATGATTACCTCGCTGTTGTTGGGATTCCTGTAGATGTAACAAATGGATTGGAAGCAAATGCCATGTAGATAAATGTTGCACCAGATGCGTTAAAAGTTGGCTCTGTTGTTCTAAACTTAAATCCATTAGATAAAAAATCTAACCCTGTAAAATCTGATTCTGCACCTGATGTGTTAGGGTGTAATTTATCTTCCATAACATTAAAAGAATCTCTTGTAGTATCGTATATAGTCCAATTACTTGTTGAATCAGTCCTTTTAAAAATAACCATAGCTGGTTTAAATCCTGTGTAAATCATAGGGCCATCCGAATTTCCTGAACCCTGATACGACCCCATAGCTGAGAATCCTTTTTTCTCTGCGAAGCAGTACGCTATATGAGTTCCTGAAGAAGTATTAACATCTCCAGCAGAACCTACAGTAAAAACAGAAGATGTTGGACTTGTATTATTCCAATATGTTGCTTGTGAGGTAGAAGCAAGTGTACCATTTAATCTTAAAAAATTTGTATTTCCTATGACAGAATTATAAACTGTCCAATCTCCAGCACTACTTCTTAATTTAACAATTATCATTTTTGGAACAGCACCTAACCCATGACCAATAGTAGCATTACTTCCTGTTCCTGTATAAGACACAATACTAAATCCAGCAGTAGTATTTGCAGAAACACTTGAGGTTATAGTTCCATCTGTGTTTGAGGCTGTTGTGTTTGAGGCTAACCAATTCCATGCTACATAATTATTTGCACTTTTGTTACCCTCTGTGTTACTTCCTAATGAAAATCCATCTGAATCAAATGAAGTAACAATATCTGTGCCAGGATTATCTTCTGCATCTGCTGTATTTGGAACAAGTCTTATATCTACACCACGAATTACATCATTAACCCAATGTGAGTTTGTATCACTTCGATTTTTACCCCATATCCAATCTGGTTGAAACCCAACTCCAGTTATGGATTGAGTGCTACCATTTCCTGTCCAAAGAACAGTATTAAAATAATCTGTTGGTTTATCTAATCCATTTGTGTAACTCATAATAATATCCTATCCATATTCGGCTAAATTTTTTGTATTGAGTGCATAATATCCACTAGGTACTGCATATTCAAAGTTTCCATATCCATTACCATCACTATTTCCTGATGAGATTGTGAATGGTGGAGACCCAAAGTTTGCTTCAAATACTCCACCATGTGAGCCATCATCATATCCAAATGCTGGATGCCAAAATCCTGTTTTAGGTGTATAGCTTGAAATATCTATTGCTGTTCCACTATTTTGAGCAGTACCATTTTTATAAAAAATTAATTCATTGTCATCTAAATTTAAAGCAACCCCTATAATATCTCCTGGTGCATAAGTATCTCCATAGGTAGTTGCTGAACCTCTAATTTTATATCTTCCATTGATTGCTTCATAGGCAATTCCTTCGGTTTCTCCTAAACCACCTGTATTTGGTGGGTCAATATCTGCTATTCCTATTCTAGCATAATTACCAGAGCCATCAGTATCAGAAACATATTTTACTTCCCAATACCATTTTCCTGATGACACACCTATAGTAGCTTGATTATAAGAAGTAGCTGATGAAGGCGTTGTAATTTTTAAATTTCCCTCACTAAAAGTATTAGCAGAATTTGTAATAGCTAAAGGGTTCATAGTTGCAAAATTATTAGTACAAGTATCAGTTGTTTGGTCTATGCTAGTTAAATTATTTACAGTAAAGTTATTTCCATTTCCTGATACATCTGCACCTAGACTACCAGAGTTTTCAAAGTCTAAATAGAATCCATTTGTGCCAAAGGTTAAACCAGATACATCAATGGGTTTCCATATTCCTGTGTCAGCATCAAATTCTCCGAATGATGTTGGGTCTAGTGCTTGACCATCTATGAAACAAACTTCAGCTAAATAACCATCAAAATATAAATTACTATTTTTTGTTCTTGCACCAATATCAATATCTGCACCTGATGTATTCCAATATAAAATATCATTATTTTGATCTCCAAAACCTAAACCTGGAGAAGTATCTAGTGTTTCTTGCTCTCCATTAACATATAATTTAACTCTATTACTAGCTGTTGATTGAGCAGAATCATAAACAAGAACTAAATGATACCATGCCGAAACATCTCTAAAAACTCCAAATGTGTCTAAATCAACAAAATATGAAGTTCCATCATGTGATGCAAATTTCATTTTATCATTAGCATTAAATTGAAAAAATGTACCACCATTACCACCATCATCTCCCATTAAAATTCTTTGCTCTGATCCTAAAGTTGATCTTTTTACCCAAAAAGAAAAAGTAAATAACTTTTTATTTCCATTAGATGTTATATCTCTAGTTAAAGCATCACTACTACCATCATTAAATCTTAATGAGTTAGCAACTTCATATCCTGTGTCTTTTATGGAGTTAGTTCCAAGTATTAATGGCATTAAATCTCCTTTGGAAATTCTGCTAGTGGTCTTGTGATTACAGGATTTGCTTCTGTTCCTGTGTTTGTGTATTCGTATAATGCTTTTAGTTCATCAACTGTTGTGCAATTGTCTATTTGAGTTTCCATTTCATTTGATTTAGTTCTAACATCTGCTCTAAAAGATAATATATTTGCTGGAACATCATAGTCAGCTACCTCAGTTGATTTAACTACATACCAATCAGTAGGTGCTAATAATCCTGATGCTTGTTGTTTTACTATTTTTTTCTTTTCAGTTTTTAAACCATAATTAATTACTTGGTTGCCATCATCATCTAAAATATTATTACCATCTTCATCTACTGCGTTTTCATCATTTAATCTTTTAGCAGTTGCAGTTCCCCAAGATTTAGTAACTTGATTATCTGCAAAGTTATATTGTTCGTTAGTGTTATTATAATATGCTGGGTCTTTGTAATTAGTTGAATCAGTTATAACTTCATAAATACCTATTGCATTTAATTCAGCTTGTGACCATAACTGAAATATTTTTGCTGGGTATCTTACATCTCCTATCACTACTGATTTAGGATTATTAATGTATTGTGTAATATTGTTATCTTCT